TCATTGAATCGTCACCGTTGCCAGCCGCGCCGCTGCATCGGTCGGTATCGGCTCCCTCCCGCGCAGCATGTTCTCTAAGCGCGTGAGTTGCGCCGCCGTCAAATCATTGAGCGGCTGCATGTATTCGCCTGCCGTCATATCGGGCCGGGCGTGGCCAAGCTGCTGCTGGATCGCCTTCACATCCAGGCCCACGTATTGCGCGATGGTTGCGAAGCTGCGCCGCAGCATTTGGAAATCGACCGCCAGCGCCTCCAGGCCTGCGCGTTTGGCGGCGGCCCGCAGGCGGCGCTTGCGGAAATTGTCGCGGTTCACCGGGTTCCCGTCCCTGTTCTGAAACAGCCAATCTCGCGGCCCGATGCCTTTGAAGCGCATCCACTCCTGAACCTCCGCAGCCAGCATCGGCGGCAAATGCACGAACCGCGGCTTTCCGGTCTTAGTGTCTTTTTCGTTGCGCCGATAATCGAGGGCGCGTTGGATGTGAACCGCGCCACCCGCCACGTCCGCACCTTTGATGGCGAATAGCTCGTTGGGCCGCGTCGCGCCGAGAATCGAGAGCCAGAGAATGAGTGTGTCCCGCGCGTCCATTTGCTTGAGCAGCGCCTCGAATTTTTCGGGCGGAAAAATGGTCTTATCCGGCTTCTTGATGCCCTTCGGAACCTTGAGCCGCACGTTGATCGAGCGGCCCGGGTTCTTAGTGATCAAATCGCGCTCGGCGGCGAGATCGAAGATGCCGCGCAGGTGGGTGATCACCTTTTTTGTCAGCGAGAGGCTGGTGCCGATTTTCACGATGCCCGGCACCTTCTGGAGTTTTCCATCAACGCGCTTGAAGCGGCCTGGGCTTACGGTGCGCCGCGTCGCCAGCGAGTTGACCAGCCGCTTTAGATCCTCGGCGTTGATGGCTTCGATAGGCCGGTCGCCGATGGCGGGTTTCACGATCGTGTTAAACATTGATCGCACCGAGCGGCATTGATGCTCTTCCCAATCGTCGGCCCGCATCAAAACGTAGTCGTCGCAGAGATGCCGGACCAGCGCCTTCTTGGTATCGGCCACCGGCTGCGCTGCGCGGCGGCGAAGCCATGCGCGGTGGATATCCTCGGCCTCGGCCTTGGTCGGGATGTCGGCCTTGATGCCGATGATGCGCTTCTTCTTAATGCGGAGTTCCGAGCCATCGGGTTGCGCCACGTAATCGTGATAGTAGCCGCGCCACTTCTTCTCGCGCTTGCCGGTCAGTTCGACATAGCCGTTTTCGCGGCGCTCGCGCGTGCGATGCGCGGCGGAATATTCCGCGACGTTGTAAGGAAGCGGGTTGCTCATTTAGCACCCCCCACCTTGCGGCGCGGCTTGTTCCAAATCGGCGATTTGCAGGCCGGGCATTGTTTCGGTTGATCGGGCATGCGCCGCAGCCACGAGTGGCCGCAGCGAAGGCATGTGAGTTGTAGCGATTTCAAAATGTTTGTCATGCTGCTGCCAGCTTACGAGAAGCATGATGATGATAATGCTGCTCATTGCAGTGGCAGGCCTGCCGCCATCGCGCGGCGGCAATTCTCCTCAAAGGCTTCGATATCGGGCAGCCGGAAGCGCACCGAACGGCCCAACTTAATGCTCGGCAGCACCGGCTTGTGGCGGCCCGTGGAGTGATCGAGCACCCAACTCACCGATACCTGGAAGCGGTCGGCGACTTGCCGCGCGGTGAGAAGTTGATGGCCGTTGCCGTTCGTCATCAGTGTTCCGGCTCGTCTTCAATTGGGATGATATGAACGCAGCGCGGACCGGAGCCGAAGCGTTCCACGCATTCGAGGGCAAGCGCGTTTGCGACTTCGACATTGCCCCGTGCCCTGCCGACGTACTGATCGAAGTTGAATTCATAATCGGCAAGATCCCATAGCGACCGTTGTTTCCAGATCGGTGCTTTGCCTATGGTCATCGTAGTGGGGCCAGCGAACGGCTTGCCGTCAATGAGTTCACCAAGAGCAGCGCGGACTTCAGCCCGGAATTGACGCTGTGCGGCCGCGCTGATTTCGGCCTTATTCCAGAGGCCTGCCCGAAAACAATCGTCGGTCGTCGCCTGAATAGTGCCGCCGTGAAAGAGGGCGCGAATTTTTGCAGCCCGCGTGTCTTTAGGGTCGGGCTTCTCTCCGAAATCAGGGCGTGAATCGTTCATTGAATCGCTCCTGGTGCTGGCTTGGGTTGTTTGATCGCTGCGCGAATCGCACCCAGTTCTGCCCGCGCCGCCTCGATTCGCGGCGTTAAAGGATCGTCGGGGAAGGGTTTCGTGGCGCGGAGCAAGGCCTGCATCGCTGTATCCAGCGACCCCAGGCGCGGGTCGGGCATCGGCGGCTTATTCGCTGCGTCAGTCAGCGCACGCTCCCGGTCGCGGGGGTCGTCACTTGCTGCCAGCGCGTAGAGTGCGGCGCGTTCCGCCTGCGGTTTTTCGCTGATGTTATTCAGCAGCGTGGTCGCATCAATCGGGTGCAACAGCTTGGCGCAGTTGAGAACCGACATCGCGGAATCAGCTTCGCCCTGCGGCAGCGTAGAGCACTGCTCCTGAATGCCGAGCACATGCGACTGCCGCCAGCCCTGCCCCTGCATGAAGGGATAGCGTTCTGCGAATTCGACATGCTGATGGGCGCGGCTTATTTCCTGCTGAGGCACCGCAAGGGCTGCTGCGACGGACCGCTGGCTTGCAGGATCACGTGGCCTGCCGCCCTTCGGTCGCGGGTCAGGTTTTGACGCATTTTGAGTCAGAACCTCTGCTGCCTGCTGTGCCTGCTCCACCAGCCGCTTGCTCGATGCGAAGGTCCGCGCCCGCTCCCTTTCCGTTAGTGCCTTGCGGTTTTCGTTTTCCTCTAGTTCGATTTCCCGCAGCCGTTCCTCGGAAAGCTGTGCAACCAACTGGGCGCGGATTGCAGTGCGCCCTAGCAATTGCACTGCCCGTAACCGACGTTCTCCGAAGATTAGTCGGTATCGGTCTGTCCCGTTTTGATCGACCAGAATGGGTGACAGAAGGCCGACTTTTTGGATGCCCTCTGCAAGGCGTGCGATATCGCCAAAGTCCGAGCGGCGGCGTTCGCCGACATCTATTTTCTCGACCGGAATCATCAACGTGGTTATCAATGGCGTCTCCCCCCTCAATTCCGCTGCGCGGACCGTCTGGCCCGCATGGTTTCCTCCAGTCGCTTCAATCGCGCTTCGACCTCCTGCACTGATATGGCCCGGCCCATGAGCGACACCAACGACTCGCACCCGCGCAGCATCACGCGCAGCAAGTGCTGCTGGATTCCGATAATCGCCCGCGCCGAGCCGATGTCGGTGGGTTCGCCCTTCAGGATCATTGCTTCGATTTGGTCCAACTTCTCGCGCGTGGCGTCGAATATTTTCTTGAGTTCTTCTGGTGTCACAGGCTCCCCAAAAATTCCGACACCGCCTTACTCACGCACGCCGCGCCACAGGCATCGAGTATTTTGCCGTTGCGCTTGTCCAGCGTTTCGATGTCCTCGGCAGGCACGACCATGACGAGGCGTTCGCCGCGCACCACGCGAAACCAGTGGTTCGCGGAGGCCTTCTGCTGGCCGCATAGATCGCACTTGACGGTGTGTACTTCCATCGTTCGCCTCTCACATGAGCACAGTTAGGCGCAGCGAGTACCCGACCGAAGCCGGTGAAAGGAGATGGCGATGCCGAACGCCACCCCGCTGCGCCTGACTGTGCTGCGGCAGCAAGGGGCACGCCGCCGCAGCGTTCAGTTACTTGTGTGGCGTTACCACCGGCGCATTCGGAGGAGTCGGAGGAGATGGGGGGTTAGGAAGAGGGACAAGCACCCAGACCCACCCGACTGCGGGAACGTAGGCCATGACGTAACGAAACCCCTCGGGCGCATCTCCCGGCGGCTCGTTGATCGGTGCGGAAGGAACGCCCGGCGACGGCCAAATTCCTGGCGGTGTATAGATCGGGTGCGCGGGATGACCGGGAGGCACGGGTGGATAGTAAATGGGCGGCGTGGGCCACGGCAGCGGCGCGCCACCCCAGATGCCGGGCGGCTGGCCGGGCGGGATGATGGGACCGCCTCCGATGGCCGGTGGGTAATAAATCGGCGGCGTGACCACCCCGGGCGGCGGCCATATACCAGGCGGCGTGGGAGGGATCACGATCGGATGCGTCGGCACGCCCGGTTCGTTCGAGAGCGGCGTGATCATAGCAAGAAACGGTTGCATTAATTGGAGTCTCCTAGTTGGGTTGCTCAAGTGAATCTGGATCGCAGCACCGGCTGCGCTCGTTGAAACCGTCATTGCTTCGCGCCGCTGAACGACAGCGGGCGCTGGGCCGATACCGCGCGCATTTCGAAGCCGGTGGTGATGCAATCGGAGAGCTTCGCGCAACGCTCCTCGCACGCGTCAATCTGCTCCTTGTAGTCCTTGGCCGTCAGCGTCTTCTCGCCCCTCAATCGACCGAGGCGGGCCACCTGCTGGCCTAACTCCCGGCCCAACTGGTCGATTTCCGGCTCGGTGAAGTCGTACCGTTCAAACTTCTGGTCTGCGTTCATGCAACGCCCTTTCACGCAGGCATGGCCACGCTTCGGCACATGCCGTTTACAGTCGGTGCAGTAGGTCCGGCAATTCCAGCACGGCACGCTGGCTGGGAATCTCTCTGCGTCAATGCTTTCGAGAACCCGGCCAGCGCCACCGCACACGAGGCACGCTTCCCCCTTTGCACTGGCAGTGGTAACGACCTCGTAAGGCCACGGCGTCGTCGCATCGCCGTATGGATCACGCGGCATCCTTTGGTGGCTCCGGTTGGCCCTTTGGTGGTTTGCCGGCTTGTTTGCGGCTCGCCATAATTCGGTCTTTTAGCTTCGACCGGGCCTCGGCTTTTTCGGGCGGCTCGTTCTCGGCGGGCGTATCCTTCATGTGAACGAGGTCGGCCCACTTGAATTCGCCCTCTTGCAGCTGGCTGTAAATCACCCGCAGTTCGGCGCGGTCCTTCTCGTCCAGCGCATCGAGCGGCTTGCCGATGTATTCCGCCACTTCCGAAGGCATCACGCCCAGGCCTGCGAAGCGGTCCATGAGACGGTTGACGGCCGCGCGTGGGTCGGTTTTTTCTTCCTTCTCGATGGTCGCCTCGATGAGGCGCCTGCACTCACGCAGAATGTGATAGGGCATGAACGTCTGCGCGAGATCGCGTTTCAGTTTCGAACGCTCCGCGCCGATGAGGTTGCGCAGCTCGTCCACTGTGGCGGCCACGATGCAAACCTCTTCGTTCTTGGTGTTTTTGCGCGTGGCGATCACTTCCCGGTCGCGTATGTTGTTCGGCTTCCGCTCGATGGTCTTTTTAATCAGCGCCTGCCGGGACTCGCTCGAAGATCCTTCGGCATCGAGCATGTGGACCGTAAGCGTGAGGTCTTCGACGTTGTTGGAATGCACCGTGGCGGTGGTGTGCAGGTGCTTGTATAGCGGGATGGCCGCCTCCATGAACCTGATCGAGAAGTTGGTGACGACCTTGTTTTGCCACTTGCCGTTCTCATCCTGCTCCCGACCCACCGGCTTGTGGTAGAGCGAGTCGGCGGCGAAGGCCGGGTCGATGCAGAACCGCTGGATCGCCACGCGGAAATTGCCGATGTCGCGCGGGTGCGTCCAGGCGGCGACATAGGCGGCCTCGATGCGGACCTTGGCGTCTACCATCGCGGCGGTGGCGTTCACCCCTCGCGCGGTCGCCTCGCGGCTGAAGCCCGTATCGACCAGCGAGAGTTCGCTGGCGGGCCGAATTACTGCGTCATCCATTGGTCAGTTCCTTTCCGGGGCCGTCGCGTTCGCGGGCGCGGAGCTTGCAGGCGAACTCCCACAGCGCCGCATAGTCCACCGTCATCGGGTCGCGGCGGCCTTTCTCGCGGATTTCAAGGTGCGTGCCGAATTGCCGCAGCACCAGCGGACGGCCCGCCCGATAGCGAGTGCCGGTTTCAAGCTGGATCGCGCGGCGGATTTCCCTCATTCGTCGTCCTCCGCGCCCGCATAGCGGAAATGCACGCGGCGCACGCCGGGCCGGGTCTCAGTGAATTCGCTTTCAAGTGCGGCCCGCTCCTCCGCTCCATAGTTCTTGAGCAGCGATTGCGCGAGGCCCACGTAATCCACGCGCCTGGAGGCCTTCGTGGTTTTCCAGGTGAACACGCCGCGCTCCCATTCGAGGCCCACCGTCTCGCCGATGATGGACTTAATCTGGTTTTCGTAAGCGCGCTTCTCTGTGTCCTTGGCTTTCGCTTCGATGCGGACCTGCGCGTATTGTTCGAGCAGCGCGATCTGCGTTTCGTTCGCCGGCTCGGGTTTCGCGCCGAAATGCTGCGGATAGGCACGCTTCAAATAATTGGTGGTCGCCAGCGTTGCACCCGGCGTCGGGACTTCGTCACCGCATAGGAAGCGCCGCCAGTACTCCTCCGCGGCTTCGAGCATCGCCGCTTCGAGGTCCATGTCACGCTCGACCGTATAGAACAATGGGTCGCCCGTCGTGAGCACGGCGGCCACGTCCCATAGGGGAAAGTCCATCGCGGCCATGTACCACCAACACTGTGCCTGGATGCGCGGCGGGATCTCGTCGGAGGTCGCACCCCACCGGAACCGCTGATCCAGGCTCACGAGCTTGGCGTCCACGCCGCGCGGCTCGTGCACACACACCGCATCGGGCGTGTACACCATCCACGGGCGCGTGGGATGCTGCTCGGTGATATCGAGATAGCGCAGTTCGCGGCCCGTGGTGTTGGCGTAGAATTCGAGAATTCCGCGTTCGAACGCCTTACCGAGCAACATACGCGAGGTCGGCGGCTCGGCTTCGGCCCGCCCGGTTTTGAGCACCCACAGCGAGTACGGGTCGCGGTAGTCGTCAATGTTCAAGATCGCCGCGATGTCGGAGCCGCCGATGCTGGCGCGGCGCAGGGCTTCGTCAAGTGCCATACACTTCTCGCTTCATCGCGCGTTCGGCATCCTCGCGGCATGGTGCGCACAGCCAAAAGCAACCGTAAAAGTCCAGGCCGGGCCGCACGCCGCACGTTTCGCAGAGCATGTAGTTGTGCTCGTTCGAATCGCGCCGGTCGAGCGCACGCAGTTCGGCATCCGTCGTCAGACACACTTCGGGCATGGGTGTTATCTCGCGTTAAAAATCAGGACGCTTAGGCGGTGGCGCGGTAGTCTTCGGAGGCTTCGCCTCGCGCCTTCTTGGGCGCGAGGCCCTCCTCAGGCGCGGGCGGCAGGTGCTTCATGACCAGCGCGGAGATGACTTTGCCGATGGAATGATGACCGCCGAACGACTTGCGTCGGCTCTCGGCTTTGAGGCGCTGCAACACCACGAGAGGAACGCGAGTGTTGAGGAACTTAACGATGTCTTCGTCCTGGGGTTGGATCGCGACGGGTTTAGAAGGTTTTTTCGACACGGATAGCCAGTCCCCCCTTCAAAAGGTTTGACAATATATTTCGACGCGTCATCGGGTGTTGCCCATAAGATCGGGGCAACTACCTGACGGCACTAGCGATTTTGCAGCAGCATCAAAGCACTGTCAATACGACAGGGCAACAAATGTCTGTCACTTTGACAGTGTCTTGATAGATTTGTCACGGAAGTTTTTGAAGAGAGGCGAGATCTTTTTTTGGTAACTTCAGCACCGCGCGACGGCGGCCAGCAGCGCGATCACCATCGCCGCATACAAGCCGAACCTATAGGAAATTCTGCACCGCCGTCTCCACGTCCGTCTGTAGGTCCGCGTCGGTCACGGCTGCTCCATCGGCCTGGATGTGCGGTTCCATCACGGCGGCGGGCGCGATTTGGCCCACCATGCCGTCAGGATTCGCGTAGGTGTTCTGCGCCCATCGCACGCGGGTGTTGTGCGCGGGCGTCACCACGGCCTCGCCCTGGATGTATTGCGCGAAGTGAAGCAGCGCCACCTTCACGCGGCCACGAAACGTGCCGTCGTTCATCAGTTGCGCGGTGTCGTCATACGTTAGTGCCATGATGCCTCCTAAGACAGAGTGAGTGGAGCCGATGACCGCCAGACGCCATCGGTGCCTTTCATGCGGAAGATCAGCTGCGTGTTCGATGGCGCGTAGGAATACCACTGACCCTGAAAGGACTGCGCTTCCGCATCGCAGCCCGTGCCGGTTCCCGCCTGAATCAGCACCGCATTGTAAGCGCCGCAAACCGTGATGCCGCGGCACACGACGCCGGGACTGGTCCACGCCACGAACGCCAGACGGCCCGCGTTGACCGCGCCATCGAGCGAACCAGTGATGCTCACCAGCCGCTTATCGGCGGCGGTGATATTCGCGTTCATGAAGGCCACCTGTCCCACGAAGGCGCTGCCGCTGGCCTGATTTCCGCTGACGGTGACCGTGCCGAAGCCGCCGCCCACGACGTTCGTCTGCCCGACGATTAGTTCACCGTTGGTTCCCGACGACGTGATGCTGGCGTCGTTGCCGATGCCCACGTTGCCCGCGCTATTGATCGTCACGGGCGTGAGGATCGTTCCGGCCTGCTGCACCATGAGCAGAATCTTGCCCGAGTTCGTCGCGCCGTCGAGCGCCGCGCTGATGAGGGCAAGCCGTTTATTCACGGCGGCGATGGCATAGTTCACGAATTGAATTACGCCCACTTGCTGGCCCACGGTCGTGGTATTACTCGCGAGATCCAGCCGCCCGAGCGCGGTGGTCGCCACGGTGATGGGCGGGCCGATTATCATGCGCGGATCGGTCGTGGTCGAGTCGCTTATTTGGCTGCCGTCGTTGCCGAGGGCGAGATATCCCGCGTCTGTAATCCGCATGCGCTCGGCTGCCGATACGCTGCCCTGCGCGGTCGTCTCGAAGGTCATCCAGGTCGAGTGATTCGTGGGCGACCATGCCGCAGATGCGTTCATCCATATCGCCGCGCTGCGGGTCGTTCCCCATCCCGAGCCATCATATCCGACCGCTCCGTACTGCGCGATAGACGCGCCTGCGGCCACGGCAGTCGGCGCGGCGATGGTTCCTTCCGCGCGGCGGCATTGCACTCCCGCCCAGACGCCATAGGTCTCGAAGATCGCATTCCCAATGTTGGGCGAGATCCCGACGACGTGAAGCGTTGCGCCAGGAGCCGCCGTGCCGATGCCCACCTGCCCGCCCGACGCGCTGTTCAGCGCCAGCGGGACGCCTTCGACCCGCAGCGCCTTGTAAGCCGCGCCCGTGCGGTCATAAGCCTGCACATATCCCGCGCCGCTGGCGTATTCGATCTCGACGCCCGCGCCGCTCGTCGGCGCGGCGAAGCCCGTGGAACGCAGCACGCCCACCACGTCTAAAGCGCAGGCGGGCGCGGCGGTGCCGACGCCGATGGCGCTGGCGTTCTGAAGCTGCTTGCCGTTGCCGTTGATGTTTTGGAGCCACGGTGTCTGCGCGGCGGCGATGACCGTGGCGGGCGGGCTCCCGGTCAACTTGCCCGCATCGAGCGTTTGCACCCACGCCGGGTTGGGATATTGCACCGTCGAATCGACCGCGTTGACCACATTGGACGGTGCGCTGCCCGATACCTTCGACCACGCCAGCGACGTGATCCACGCCGGGTTCGCATAACTGCCGGTCGCGAGAATTACATTCGGCCCGAGGCCCACCGAGAGGTCGGCGCGGTTCATGCTGGCGTTGTCGGTGAGCGTGATGCTCATGTTCCCGCCCGCGATCACATTCAAGGCGCAGCGAGTCGAGAGCAGCAAGGCGTTCAGGCAGTACTGCGCCCGCTCGACCACCGAATCGGCGAGGACGGTCAACGTCCGGTCCGCGCTGAGATCGCCGCCGCCCGATAAGCCCGCGCCCGCGATGATTTGCCGCGAGGCCGGGACGACGGGCGCTCCGTTCGCGGTGATCGACTGTACATTGGTCCACACGTCCGCGACCGACTGACGCAGGTTGTTCGTCCACGCGCTGCCGATTAGGTCGCCATAGTGGACCGGTGCCGGAATGCTCGGTGTAACGGGCCATGCCATCGGAATTCCCTCCTATTGCTTCGGCGGCGGCGGGACGCCGAGCATCGCCGCTTGGTCGGGCGACTTCTCCAACTCCCGGCCATTGGCGGCCACGCGCCAATTGCCCGTGAGTTTGTGCAGCCGCACGAAGTAGGTCAGCATTCCCTGCCGGGCCGCCGTCAATGCTTCGATTTGCTGCTGCGTTTCCGCCAGCATCGAGATCGCGGCATCATCCAGCGGATAGTTTTCGACTTCCACCGCCGCCGCTTTTTGGTTGTGCTCGTTGTCCATGTTTTGCTCCTAAGCGATGTTCGTGACGATGCCTCCAGTGAAGGTCACCGTGTACACGTTGTTATCGGTTCCCGTGATCTTGAACGTGCCGGACTTGCCCGTCCCGCCGTTATAGATATTGAAACCCGTTCCCGCGATGCCCGCGTTGCAGCTGACGCCCTGGCCCACGAATTGGCCGAGGTAGTTGATGGCTTGCACGCCGTTCATTTGATAGCTGCCGCCCGACTGCACGTTGACGCCAGACGCGACCGTCACGAACTGGAAAGTCGCTTGGCCGACGCTGTTGATGCCATAGGGCGAGTTGAAATACAGCGCCGATGTGATCGTGAGGGACGCCATGCTTCCGCTAGACGGAAGCGACGTGGTGATGGCCGGGCCGACCCACTGGCCGCTGGAATTGATCACTTGCGTGCCGCCCACTTTGTATCCCGCATCGGAGCGTACGCCCGCCGCGCCGTTGATGAGCACGTAGCCGCCGCCCACGGTGCATTCGAGTTCCAGATAGGAGCCGTTGGGGGACTTCACCAGCGACCCGATTTTGCTGCCGCCCACGTAGAAAACGAGGCCGCGCGACACCATGCTGGTGAGACTCGACCCGTCCGTATTCTGAAGCGCCGCCGAGTTATAGCTCGAATCGAAATATTGGGTCGGCCCGGCCTGGATCGTGGAGCCGCCGCCCGTGATGGTGAATGTCGCGTTTTTGACGAAGAGGTTCCCGCTCATGTCGGTGTATACGAGCGCCGAGGGATAGTCGTTGCCGCCCGCGCCGAAGACCTTGAACCAGCCGCCATACGTGCCGCCCGTCATCACGCCGATGCGCCCGATGACGTTGTTCGAGGCATCCTGCACCTGAACCGTCTGCGCGGTCGCCGTTCCCACGATGAGTTGCGAAGCGTTGACGGTGTTGATCTGGTTCGACCCGATGAGGCCGATAGTGATGGTCGCGGCCTGAATGTTCTGAATTTGCGAACCCTGGATGCTTCCGGTGATGCTGCCCGCGTTCACCGTCTGGATTTGGCCCGCCTGGATGTAACCCGTGATGAGGCCCGCGTCGATGCTCTGAATCTGGGTGCCTTGGATTTTGCCGATGATGTTCGAAGCGTTCACGCCCGCGATTTGCCCGGCCTGGATCGAGCCGGTGATTTGACCCGCGGTGATCGACTGAATCTGGGCGGCGAGGATGAGGCCGATGATGCTGTTGGCGTTGATCGCGCCGACATTGTAGAACTGCAACGAGCCGGTGAGGGTTTTCGGGTTGGTGCCTTGGTCGGCCCACGTCGTGCCGGTCGAATCCATCTGGTAAAAGTGGCCGTTGTCGGCATAGTAGAAATATGAGTTCGGCGGGAACTGCTTGTTCGGGAATCCCGCCGCTGGCGGCCAGACGGTGTTCGTGCCGGTGCCGACCATTTGAATCGGCGTCAACGCGGTGGCATATTTCGAGAGCGTGTCGACGATGCCATCGGCAAGCTGCGAACTCACCACCACGCCCTGGATGACGCCCGCGTTGATGCTCCCGATTTGGCCCGCCACCAGTTGGCCTTGTACGCTGCCCGCGTTCACGGTGGCAATCTGGCTGGCCGAAAGCTGGCCCGCGATCACGCCCGCGTTCACGCCGCCGATTTGATTGGCCTTGATGAGGCCGTTGATGACCGACGCGTTGACGGAGTTGATGACGTTGGCCGAGAGGCCGCCCGGTGCGATGCTGGCGTCGGTGACAGACCCAGGCGCCGCTTGCGCCACGGGCGGCTTCATCGACTCCCACCGCTGATCCTGGTCGAGTTGCCGCAAGAACGCTTCGAGGCTCGGGCGGGCCGCGCCGAACTGGATCGTGTATTGCACGGTCCATTGGTCGGTCCACGCCATCTCCAGCGTGCGAACTATGTAGTTGCCGTCGATGCCGAGCCAATCTTCGTGGAGGTTGACCAGCTGGCCCAACGCGAGGCCGTCTTTCCAGATGACGAACTGGCCGGTTTCGACCGGGTAGGCATAGGTCATCACTTCCGTGGTCGCCCGCAAAACCGCGTCGGTGATGTTGGTGATTTGATCGCTGACCACCCCCACCTGATATTCGCCATAGGCCTGGATCGAAGTCGGGTCGGAATAATCCGCCTGCACCACGAAGCCGGTCGATGGGTCCACGCCGCCGCGTGCGAAGCAATGGTTGACCGGGTTGGAGAAGTCGCGCTTGAACTGGTCCACGCGCACCGGGAAGCTATTCACGTTGTCGGGTGACGTAGAGAGCTTGAAGGGCGCGGGCGGCGCGGCGGCCACCGGGTTGTAGTAGAGGCGCTTGTTAAAATCCATGCGCCACTGACCGGCTGAGAGCGCGGCCATGTCATCCATCACTTGCCGAAGCGTTTTGCCCTTCCAGTCGTAGGACGTGATGTTGGTCGAGATCGCCTGCACGTGCGTGGCGTCGATCTTGGGCGCGAACAGCGCAACGAACCGCTGAATGATGTATTGATCCGAGCAGGGAAACGTGATGATGGACGGGTCACCCCACGCTAGCGCCCGGTCCAGCCACGCGGCATAATCGTTCACCGTGCACGTGTACAGCACCGCGAATGCCTGCTCCGCGTCGGTCTGCTTCATGTCGATGGTGAAGATTTGGCCCTCGAACAACTTGGTCACGCCGTCGCGCCCGTCGAGAATCGTGATGACGCCGAGATCGTCCACGGCGAGGCCGTATTCATCCACGTCGTAATGCGCCGAATCGTATCGCGCCACGCCTCCGCGCGAGGAGGCGACGAAGGCCACCTGCGCGGTGGTGATGTTCTTATTGGAGTCGAACTGAATCTTGGTCTGATTCAGCACCGTCTCGGCCGTCACGTCGTCGCCGTTGAGTAGGATGAGGGCGTTCATGCCGAGCGCAAGGACGAGCCGGCCAACTGCGAAGCCAGGGTTTGCGCGATGGAATCCGACAACTGCTTGGCCGCGTCCTTGGTGGTGATTCCCTGCGCGTTTATCTGCACGCTGATTTGCTGGATGCTCTGCGTGAACGTGGCGGTGAGGTTATCGAGCGAGGCGATGATGGCGTCGGTGTTGTCGCCGATACGATCAATGCCCGGCCCGAGCGCCGTGGCGAAGAAATCGTGCATCCAGCCGCCGCCGCTCAGGAAGCCGATGATGGTATCTTTCCCGCCCAGGAGTTCGACCCACGCGTCGTGAATCCACCCGTCGATATTCATGAGCTTGCTGGTGTACTCGGCGGTGAGGTTCGTCCACGTTTGCACGCCGCCATCGGACAACCCACCGATAAACATGGCCGTCAAGCGGGTGTTCAATTCGATGGATTTCATAATGTCCGTCTGGTGGGCCATCTGGAAATTTCCGATGATGCTCGAAACCATCGTGCCGACCGAGCCGATGGCGCTCATCCAGCCGGTGACGCCGCCCGCCAACCCGCTCATCGCGCCGCCCGCGCCGCCCATCCCTCCGCCGCCATCGCTGCTGATCGGGACGTTGGCCGGGTTGTTCGCGGGCGACATCGGCAGGCTCGGCGCTTGGGCGCTATTGCTGGCCTGAAAGACTTTCGAGATGCCCGACGCGAAATCTTGCAGCAGGCCGGTGTTTTTGAGCACCGCGTCTTCGAGTTGTTTCATGGCCTGCCCGATGAGCGTATTTAGGATGCTGTCGGCGAGATCGAGAAAACTCTTTTTGATGGCGTCCACCACGCCCTGCCACGAACCCGTTTGCACGATGCTGTCGGCGATGCCCTTTCCCAACGCGCCGAAGCAGTTCTGAAAGTCCGTCATCAAACCGGTGTAGACCTGGCCCGCCGCCGTCGCTTGGTCGATCAACGCCTGCTGTTTGATCTTCAGGTTTTCGAGGTCGATCATGTACGCGCTGGCGTTGTCGCCGCGCGAGGTCGCCAGCGTGATTTCCTCTTGCAAAATCTGCTGGTCCTTCGCATAGATGTCGCCGAGAGGCGCACCCTGCGCGGTCAGTTGATCCACGATTTGCTTTTGACTGTCGATAATTTTCGGCAGCAGGGCCGGGTCGTTGGCGTATTTCGAGGCATCGCCCGTGAGCTTCACCCACGCCGCGTCCATGTCGCCGAGCGTCGAGATGTGGCTCTGAACCAGCGTGTTGATATCCGTGAGGTCTTGAACGACTTTGCTGCTGGCGGTATCGCCCTCGATGCCCAGGCGCTTCATCGCAGCGGTGAGTGGATCGAGCGGCGCTTTCGCAATCTCGGTGTCGATCTTCGAGAACAGGTCACCCATTTTCGTGATGACCTTGTCGGTTTCGTTTTGGATATCCTGGCCCACGCGACTCGAGTCGGGTTCGATGTGGTTGAGCATCCAATCATCGAGCGTCTTGATGGCGTCGGTGACTTCGTACCACGCGGTCGAGCCGGTATCGCCCGCCTGCTGCATCTCGGCTTCGAGTTTCTGAAGGTCGGCCAGCAACTTCGTGGGATCGATGCCCGCCGCCGCTTTATTCCAGTCGTCGTCGATGCCCTGGAACCCGCGCTCGAAGGTATCGAATAGCTTCTGGCCCGAATCATTCAGCGATTTGAACGGGTCGGCCTCTTGCCCGACAAGGCCGAGCTCCTTCAGTTGCGCGATGGTCGAGACGGTGACTTTGCCCACGTTATCCACGGCAGTCGCGGTCAAAATCATCGATTCCCGCATGTGATCGGTGGCCGCCGTCGCCGCCGCCGAATTCACCGGTAGCTGCGCCAAGGCATCCAAGCCGCGCTGCTCCGCGCCCGTCACTTCGTCCACCGAGGCGCGGATATTGGAAATCACGGCGGGCAGCTGCCCCATCGGGCCGAGCGCATTGGTCGCCAGCCATCCCAGAAAACTGCTGGTGTCGAATTTGAAGCCGGTGATTTTTGAAATCCACCCCTCGATCTCTCCGAGATACTTCGATACGTTCGGGAAGACCGCCTGGAGGTCCACGAAAATCGCTTTGATGTCGGAGAGCGCCTGCAGATACGATGCAAAATTGACGGCGGCCCACTTCACCACGTTGGCGACCACTTCCACCAGGATCGGGAGAATGTCCTTCAAGTCCGAGATGACAGTCTGAAGGTCAGGCGCGACTTGCTTGCCGAACGACTCCAGCAGTTCGTCCCACTCCACCTTCACGTCGTGGATCGCGCCCGCCAGACTGTCGTGCATTTGGTGGGCGGCACCGTCGAATTTATCGGTCACCGCCTGGGCGACAATGTTCACCTTGTCCATGCCGTCGCCGAGCGCATTGAAGTCGGCCAGCACTTGCTTCGCGTTGTCGCTGGTGTCACCCATCGCCTTCGCGAGATCCTGATAGGTCAGGCCCAACTGCGGAAGCGTTCGCAGCGTCAGTTGCCCTTTCGCATAGAGGTTGTCGAAGGCCTGCGCCACTGAGCCGACGGGTTCGCTCAACACTTCAGCGGCATCGGCGGCGGCCTTCATTACGCCCGGTATGTCCTGCGCGGAGATGCCATAGGCGGCCATTTTTTGCGCCGCCTGCGCGAGGTCGGGAACGTCGAACAGCGATTGACCCGCCAGCGTCTTGATGCTTTCGAGGGATTCGGCGGCGGCATCGGAACTGCCGGTCAACGCGGTCATGCTGGCCGAGAATAGTTCGATTTGCTCATAGGCGTTGATGGATTCCGACGCGATATCTTTCAGCAGTTCGACCACCTGCTCCGCGCCGACCGTGAAACCGGCGAATTCGGCAGCGCCCGATAGCGACTCGTAAAAGCCCTCGAATGCGCCGCCCGCGTCGTGCGCCGAGTCGCCCATCTTGTCGAGGCCGCCGCTGGTGTTTTCGAAGGCCGCCGCCGATTTGTCGGTCGCGTCCTGCGCCGCGTTCACCATGTCGTTCATCGCCGAGATGAACTGGCTGGTTTCCGCGCTGACTACTGCTTTGAGTTCGCCCGCATCGGCCATTACATGACCCTCCTCGGCATCGCTTCAAAGGCCCGCTGGTGGAGGTCCAGTTTCGCCATGAGCTCCTCGCTCGATTTGGCCCACGCGGGCCGCAATGGGCGCGGCGGCGCTGGCGCGGGCGCGGGCGCTGCGGCGGCTTCGGGAAACTCGCCATAATTCGTGCGTATACGCGCGATGGTTTCGGGAAGCAGGAGCTTCTCGACTGGAAGGCCGGGCTGATCGCGCCCGCGATGGACGTTAAAGGTGGCCCACGGTGCCGCCGCCGCGATGCGCTCCTGAAAGTCCCGCGCCATGAAATACCGCGTTCGCAGCGCCTGGAATTCCTGAAGCGTTATGCGCCAGATTTCCCGTTCACTAAGACCGAGGTCGAAGCGTCCGATGGCCCAGACGGTGAGCCAGTCGGTGTCGGTATCTCGCGCGGCGGCGGCTTCATAAAATTTGGCGCGGGCTCCAGTTCGTCGTCGCCGGTCAGTGCGGCGACATATTTTGCCAGCCAGCGCCCGGTCATCGCGTAACCGATGTATGGCGACATGAGGAGCAGCATCGAGGCGTCCACGTTGCAATCGACCCACTCCTGGGTGATGTCGGGCTGCTTGGTTTTGAGGCCGAAATAAAGCAGCAGGGACAACTTCTCGGGCGATGTGATGACCTCGCCGAAAGTGGACCCCTTGAGCATCGAGATATCGTGCTCTTTTTGCAACTGCTTCAAAACGCCCAACGGGAAAAGCAATTCCACCTGCCGGTCGCCGATGGTGACAAGAATCGGCTGGCCGGGTTCGGGCCGGATTAGCTCTCGCATGGGTTATCCCGCCGCTTGCGAAACCGGGAACTGAAGGCCCAAGGCGACGATGTTGATATGGCCGCTGCGGGCCGGGCTGCCGGTCGAGTTCAGCGCCACGGTGTAATTCACCGTGGCATCGCCCACGGTCGGGCCGGTCGGGGTTGTAATCGTGATCCACGCCACGTCGGGCGTCGGCGTCCACGACGTTTGGCTCCCGCCCGTTTTCACGCTGAAAGTGGCCGGGCCACCCGCCGCCAGCGGCGCGGCGCTGGTGGGCGTCATACTCACGGCGGGCGCAACGTCCACGAAGGCGCCCGAGACTCGCACGATGACCGTGCGTTCGCACAGGCCCGCGACCGTGTAGGTTTCCGAAATCTGCTTGATGAACCCGTATGCCTCGCGGGTGCGATGGTTGGCGTCCGTGTTCACGATGCGGAACTTGGTCACGATCCGGTTCCAGAACAGGTATTCCAGACTAAACGGCGACGTGGGGTCTTGCGTCGGGTCGCCGGGCAGCCAGTACAGCTTGAATTGCACTTGACCGGGGTCGGCCAGCGACGGAATGAACGTGCGGACGGGCGACCCGGTGGAATGCGACGTGGTTTCCACCTCCGCGATTTGCGGGTTCGGGCCGGTGATGTCTCCGACGCCCGCGATGGTCAGAAAGGTTTCTGGCGTGACTCCAGCGGGCGAGGTCAACACCTGAAACTGCGTCCCGTATGCCGGGATGCCGGTCGGGTCGGTCGGCCCGATGTGCGGCGTGATGAAATTCGGCGGCGGCGGCGGGCCGGGCGGCCCGGCCCTCAAAACGTGGGATTGCGTGCTCATGATTGACTCCTGTGACTGCGGTTGGGTACTGCGGTTGTTATTGCGGGTTGGTTGCGGGTTTCATCCAGCAGGGCGAACAAGATTCGATACTCCTGGACGACGTGGAAAAGCTGCGTGTCGAACTCGTATTGAATGGTTTGCGTTTTGTGGAAGAACGCGTACAGGCGGGCATTCTCGTAGTCGCCGCGCGTGCCTTCGAGATAAGCCCGCAGGGTTTCGCCGATGGCCAGCGCGGTGGTCTGCGACGGGTGGAATATCCCGATTTGATAGTCGCGGTCGAGAGTTTGCAGCGGGCCGCCGTGGGTGTAGTGCGGGTTCGGCGCGAGGTGGAAGAAAACGATGTACGGCGTCTGCAATTGCGGCGCGGGCTTCTGCGGTGCGCGGGCCAGGAACACAGCATTCCCGACTACGTTGGCCTGGATGAGCAGGTCGCGCAGAGTTTGCTCAAAAATGATCACGGGTGATAGGCGAGTTGCTGCGCTTTTTCCTCGATCAATCGCTTGAGGCCGTCGGCCATCATCGCGGCCACCATCGGTTTCACGGCGCTGATGGCTGGCCGGAAGAACGGTTGTGCGCCCATCTTGGACGTGCCGCGTTCGACAAACCCGGCATAAGGCGCGACCTTCGCATCCACGTACACCACCACGCCCGGTATGTCGGGCCGCCCTTTGGTCGCGAGGATCGCGCTGCGTAGCGTGCCGGGCGGCTCATGATGGCCTTTCTCGTTCATGGCCCGAATGGGCGCGAGGTCGATGGCCTCGTCCCGTATCGCCTGGGCGGGCGTCATGAAAGCATCCTTCAACTGGTCGCGGGCGTCGCCCATCGCGTCGGGTCCAATCATCTGGGCCATCGTCTGGAAGACGTTCTGCAATTCCTTCACGCCCTCCCACTTGAACGCGGCGCTGCGCCCGACTACGTTCATGCCTTAGCGGGCGCGGGCCACGTGGTCGTGATCGTGTACGACGCCTCGGGACCGTAGGATGCGCCCACGGTGATCATCACGCTGCCGTTCGTGGCGTTCAGGAACCCGCTGGCGTTGGCGTTGACGTAGCCGTGCGCGGTGATGAAATCAAAGATCGCCTGCTGGAGTCCCTTCAGTTCGGACTCGGCGGGCGGCGTGATGGTCGTTTTTGGCGGTGCCGGTGTGCTCATTGGATCTCCTTGCAGTTGAGTTGAAGTTGGGCGCGGCGGTTCAGTACATTCACCACGCCGACGATTTCCCACAGTCTCCCGTCGCCCGAAACGCGCCACCGCGGGTCGATATCGGGCCGGTAACGAATCGCCATCGTGACCTGAAGGACCGCGACGGTGCGGCCCGACTCGGTTTGCTCCATGCCCACGGTCGGCGAGACGGACGCCCAGACGGAATCGACCACGTTCCAGGCCACGATCTCGTCGCCCTCGGGGTTGTAGGTCGGCGACAAAAGCTGCACGCGGCGGTCTAATGCGCCCGCGTCGAGATTCGGTTCGGTGCGGTCAGGCATCGGGTTTTCCTGCCGCGCGTTGCTTCAGCGCGGCTTCGCCTTCCCGCGCACATCTCGCCATATAGTCGAAGGCCTCGCGCTGCGTGACCCGCACGCCCAGGCCGCGCTTCTCGGTCATCCGTTTTACCAGTCCATCGAAGTACTCGCGGGCCTGCGGACTCGGATTAAAGGCGAGGCGGTTCATTCAATACACGCAGGGATAGTCCCGCTCGGCAGAAAGGATTGCCTCGAATGTAAACGGGGTGTTGGCGAGGCGGCCCGACACCATGAGTTCGCGGTTGCGATACCAGTGGGCGATGAGGAACAACATCGCCTGCTTGATGTTTTCGCCGATGCCGTTCGGGTTCGTTTGCGGGTCGGCATCGAGCGTCTGACGCAGATAGTTCTCGGTGTGGATTCGGGCGGCCATCTCCATCATCGTGAGTTCGGTGTCTTCGTCGGTTTGCGTCGGCTCGATGCGGAGCCATAGCTTCACTTCAGTGAGCGACAAAACGGCCGGCCTCGATGACGCGGACGGCGACGGCGGTATCGGCATGTTGGTACAGTCGCCGTCCGATGGCGGGCCGCCTGGAAACGGCCAATAGTAACCCGATGTCGGCGCGGGCGTGGCGCGGAAGGTCACCGAATCGGTGACGAAATTATCGCGGTCGCTGAATCCTTCCACCGCATAGAGGCCAGGCGGCAGGTGCGCGGTCGCCTGCACGTTCTCCAGCGGCTCGGGAGTCGATGGATCGTAGGGCGGCTGCGGGTCGTCTGGATCGAAGGGCGGGTTCGGCGTGCTCATTTCCCCACTCGCAGGCCTGCGATGCCGGGAGCGAATACCGACAACAGCCAGAGAATCACGACCACCACGGCCACGACGTTGATGACTTGCCGCACCCACGGCTCCATCGGGATGACGCGGTTGACCAACCACAACACCACGCCGAGAATCACCAGCGCGACCAGAATGCTTACCAGTGGCATCACTTCGTCTCCACTTTCTTGGCCCGCTCGTTTTCATGGGCGCGGACCCGGCCCTCGCCAATTAGCTTCTTGGCATAGCGGGTGCCGACATTGACGACGGCACCCGCTTTGACCGGTCGCCCGTTGAGCACTTGCTCCTTGAGGGCGATGACTCGCATGGTTACTTCTTCCCGCCGTGCGCGGGCGGCGCTGCGGCATGGCCGCTGCCGTTGGCCGCCAGCGGCGCTCCGGCTGGCACGAACGGCGTGGTGGTATTTCCCCATACGAACGCCAGCGGCACGTACACCGCCAACGTCACGCGCTCCTCGCACCGGATGGTGCACAGGTTGTTGACGAAATCGTCTTCGTTCTCGAAGCTGATTTCCACGATGGCCTGCTCCCGGTCGAACAGCGCCGCGTTTCCAGGGAATGCGCCGACGAGGAATTCGCCGACCTTCATGTTGATGGACGTCACCACCGGCAGACCCCAAAGGGTTTTCTGCGAGATGGCTTGCGGCGGCCCGTATCCCGGTCCTTGCAGGATGTAGGTGCCGAGGGTGGTCTTCGTCAACTGAAGGCCCGCCCAATCGGTCGGGTGCATCACAATCGCCGTGGCGATGTAGCCGTTGTTGGCAATCTGCGTGATGGCGGCGGCGACAGCGTCCATGAACGTGGTCACCAACGCGGAGATGCCCGCAGGAATGGCGAGATGCGTGGCCTGCGGCATCAGCCCGTTCAAATGGCCCGCGCTATTGTCGCCATACAAAACCTCTAGATCCTCCTTGCGAAGGACGAGGTACACCATGCGCTGGTCGATGCTGGTTTGCACGTAGGGAACGTCGGCCAGCATCTGGCGCGAAACCTTGATGAAATGCGCGATCGTTCTGACCATCGCGGTCGCGTCCGTGTACGAAACGCCCGACTGCGCTTTGCGCGTGCCTTCCGTCACCTGATAATCGGGATTCTCGGTCCAATGCTCGGTGACGTATTCGACCGCGTTCGTGCCGGTGAGCGGGATTACATCCAGCAAGTCGCGCATGACCAGCGGGAATTCGGGCGGCTGCACCCACGCCACGCGGCGCGGGAAGATGACCAGTCCCGAGGTGCCTTCGGTGACTGGCGGCGGCGCGGCCAGCGGCGTCGGCACGGGTGGCGTGTTGCGGAATTCCAGCCGCCCGTTGTAGGTGTGCTGGATCTTGAAGCGGCCCGCCCAATTGGTCGCCTTGAACGCTTCGGACTCGGTGAACGATTGGCCGAGCGTGAGGTACGGTTGGCCGGTCGGTGTAAGGACGCCGGGTGGCCGCGATGTGCGCTGCCCGATGGCGTTGACCTTTGCGAGAATCGCGCCAACGGCGGCTTCGAGCTTGGCGTCCTTCTCGATGAGTTCGCCGATGGCTTCCTTGACCGCCTCGCCCGCTAGTTTTTTAACGAGCAAGGCGTTGTTGTCCTGCATCTCGGCATGCAGGCGCTTGAATTCGACTAGCAGTTCTTCGTCGGTGCGCTGTTGCGGCGGCGGCGCGGCGGGCGCGGGCGCGGCAGTCAGCGGTGCTGTTGCAAGTGCTCCCATAATTGACTCCTAAAAGTGGGGGTTGGTACAACTGATGACCGCACTTCCCGAACGTCCCGCGCGGGCGCTGATGGTGGAACGGCTGGACCGCCAGCCAATAGCGGCGCGAATAACGCAAGGATCCGTTTGCTTTCCGCCGCCGAGAACCCGCCTGCGTCCCGCAGGCGCTTCTCAAAATCGCGGACGGATTTGACGCCGCCCACGAAAGCCTTTTTGTTTGCGGGAAACGGCGTGATGGACGTTTCCCATAGATCGATGCTTTTGAGGATTCGAGTATTCGAGTCGTTGTCCCACTCCCACTCCTCGGCGATGAAGCCGATGGATAACCCGACCCTGAAGTCGATGGCATCGGCGGCCTTGAGCAGCGCATAGGCGTCCGCGCCGCCCTGCGTATCGAGCGCCAGCGCCGCGTTGATCGCGAGGCCGCGATGGTCCTCGGCCAGCGAGGTCGAGAACCCGATCCAATTGTCTTCGTCGTGGTTGAAGAAAATCGGGATCTTGCCTTTCTGGTCGGTGATCGACTGCGCGAAAGCGCCCGGCTGGATCACGTCGCCGTACACGTCCTTGGCCCACGAGGATGCGTAGCCGCTGAAGGTTCCCGCATCGTCGCCCTCGGCGGCTTTGAAGCCGAGCAGCGGAAACGATTTCCACTCGCGTTCGCGCGGGGTGTTCATATTGCGTGTCATTCGTCCTCCTCGTCTTCGTCGCCGTCTTCGTCGTCGTCGTGGCCGGGCGGGAGATCGCTTTCGGCTTCATCGCCCGGCACGCCCGCGCTGCGGTAGTTCAGTGCCGGCTTTTGGTGACTTGACCAAGATGCCCGACTTCTCCATCTCGCGCGAGGCGCGGCGATGCAAGTCGGCGGCCACGATGAACGCGGCCAATACCGCGCGGTCGATCTTTTTGAGCACGTCCCGCGGTGCGTTTTCCACCGCATAATCCCACGCGGCTTTCTGGTCGGCGGTGAACCAATCGGGCGCATCGACCAGCGGGCCGGGCGTGGGCGTGATCTTCGCTATCTCGGTCGCGGCCTGCCGCGCCGTCATGCGGAGCACTTTCAACGCGGTCGGTGTGGCCTTGTCGCCTCTCATGATGATTGGAGCGTCGGGGTCGGAGTTGAACCGCCCTCTTCCGAGTGGACCTCGGGTGTTTCAGCCGGAATACTACCGACGCCCGATGGCCGCACGCCGCGATACATCCTCGCGCCCGCGCGGTCGATTTCCGAGAACGGCAGGACCGGCACCGTGAGCCGCCGCCGCGCCTCGAAGTTCAGAAAATAAACGTACCGCAACTGGAAGCCTTCGAGCGGCTTGAATCCCGCCGCTCGAAATTGCTCCATGCCCGCGCCGCCTTTGTAGTCCACGCCGACCGCCTGCGCCACTTTCATCGGCAGGCCGTTCGAAGTAAGGCCGACCTTGGAGAAGGTTTGCATGGCCTTCTTGCTGGTTCGCGCTGTGACGTCGGCGAACGTGAAGCCCTCGGGGGAAGCCCAGATGGTCTTATTCGGGTTGATGCCGGTCAACACGAAGCCGGTCGCCCGATAAATCGTGCCGTCGCCGCACTGCGTCCCATCGGCGAAGGATACGACCCACTCCACATGCCGATATTGCTTCCGCATGAAGCGCAGCGCGAAGCCGAGCGCCCGCGACTCGGAGTTGCGCGGCAGCCGGTCGGTGAACACCATGCGGTTGAGTTCCATCATGCCGTTCCACTGCGTGCCGGAAACCAAGCCAAGCAGCTTCCGCCTATCGAGCGGCGGCCCGAATTGCATCGCGCCTTCGAGCCGCGACCCGACGAAGACCCCAAAGTGAAGCTGCGAGTTGGGCGTGCTCTTTCCCGAATAATGGTGCGCCCGCACGAACGCGCCCGCATCCTGTGAACCGATCGTGCGCACGCGCAAATCTTTAACCCCCAAGATAGTGCTCCATGATGCGGGCGAGAGCGTTGCCGTTGGAGTTTTCATTCACCGCCGGTTCGGGAAACGGACCCGCCGCCTTCGCCTTCGTGATCGCCTCGCGCACCATCGCCGCCTGCGTGTCGTGCAACGTGAACGTCATTTGCTCGAAGGGCAGCCGGTCGCCCGCCGCTAGCTCGGGCGGCTCGGTTTCATCGACCTCGCGCAGCAGCGGTTTCAACTCCGATGCATCGAACCCGATCAACGAAAGGTCTGCGCCCATCTCGCGGAGATCGAGCAGTTCAACACCGAGCATCTCCACGTCCCACGCCGCGTTCAGTGCGAGCTTGTTGTCTGCGATCACATACGCGCGTTTCTTGGATTCCGACCACCCCTGCGCGATCATGACCGGCGCTTCCTTGTAACCGTTGATTTCGGCGGCCATGATGCGCCCGTGACCCGCGATGATGCCGCCCGCTTCATCGGCGAGGACTGGAATTGTCCACCCCCACTCGCGCATGGATGCCGCAATCTGCTTCACTTGCTCGGGCGAGTGCGTCCGCGCGTTGCGGGCATACGGAATTAGTCTCTCTATCGGCCAGCGTTCAACCCGGTCGGCGGGCCATGCCATGCCCGGCCCTGCGGCGGCCATCATATCGGGCATGAAAAAGCCTTGCGTGAATAGTTTGAAAACATGGCAGTTTTTGGTTCGCGCATCAACCCACCTTTTCGCGCCGCGCAGTGGGCCGAACGCACCAAAGCGTTCCGGCCAACTACCAGAAAATAGGCCGGTTTTAGTGCTGCCTTTTCCGGTCTTTTTTTGATCACTTTGAGACGGCTTCCGTAAGCTGAGGTCGAGCCAAGGGAAAACCGAGGCAGAAAGAAAAGAAAGGAAAAACCAAAATGAAAAACGCAACAAAGACCACGAAGAAAGCCGCCACGAAGGCCGCCTCTTCCAACGCAGTAATCGCCGCCCAGACCGCCAACGAGACGAAGCCGATGGCCGACCTCGGGCCGAACGCGAAATTCCCTTTTGCCATTAAAATCACCGATGGCGGCAACATCAGCTTCGAGCGGTTCAAGACCGAGAAGGAACTGAACCGGCGCTATGGCACCTGGGCGCGGACGCCCAAGGGCGAGGGCCAGACGGTGGAAGTGGTGAAGTACACCGCGCCCGCGCCCGCCGAGAAGCCCGCGCCGACCAAGAAGGCCGCCGCGAAGAAAACCGCCGCGCCCAAGGCCGCATCCACCGAACTGGAAGTTCACATCAACCCCTCGGGCCGGGTGTGCTTCGGCAAGCTGGCCGCTGCCCGCATCGGTGACATGGGTTTCATGACCATCACGCACGAGGGCAAGGTGCTCCGCATGGTGGCGACCAACCGCGAGACTGAAACGCCTATCCGCCGCGCCTCGGGCCGCCCGTATATCAGCGCCACGAAGGAACTGAAGGCGGCGGGCCTCTTCAATGACGAGGCCGCCGACTTGGTGCCGCAGCCGTACAACCACCACGGCTTCGACTTCAAGGCGAAGGCCGCGCCCGCGCCCGAAGCCGCCGCCTAATCGCGGCGCGAGCCCCCACCGCCCGGCAGCGATGCCGGGCTTAAGGGGTCGAGAGGAGAAACCGAAATGACCGAACCGACAATCATCACCATCGGCAGCGCCGACAAAGGCGGCTGGTGGTATGCGACCTATCACGCCACCGAACCCGCCTTCGCCGATGGCTTCCGCACCGAAGCAGAGGCCGAGGTCGCCGCCATCGCCGCCACGCCCACTCCGTGGGAAATCTGGTACGAAGGCCTGGATGCCGGGACCGGCCGCATCGTATCGGTGCCGGGCGCGAAATCCGCCGACCACCCCGACAATCTGGAGGTGCTCTAAATGGCCGCCGCGATCCAGCCGGGCGATTTCATCAAGGTCCGCTTCATGGACAAGCGCGGCCAACTCGAACGGATGTGGGTGCGGGTTACACACGCGACCGACCGCCGCATCACCGGCACGCTGGACAACGAGCCAGTGGGCGACCATCGCGCCCGCCTCATCCTCGGTGCGACGGTATACATCGCGCCAAGGCGGGTTATCGAGCACTTGACCGCCGCGCAAGCCGCCGCCCGCTGGCAGTGAGCGCGCCCGCAAACCCCAACCGCGCCGCCCGGCCATTGCTGGCCGGGCGTTTTGGTCCTTGCGCGATGCCGCGCTTGAGATCCTGGCCCTCCGATGGCCGCCCGGCCCGCGTCGAGCGCCCATATCGCGCGTAAATGGCGGCAGCGCCAGGATTTCGGGCGCTGGATGGCCGCCTTCCCGCCATCCCCCCCTAGTCGAATCCCGCGCGTGCAAAAATTTGGGCGGCGGGCGCATCGCGCGATCTCGCGCGTTGTTTTCGCTCCCCCTATCCCCTCCCGCCGCCGGAATCGAATCGGCGCGGCCCGGCATCGGCGAGGATCGAGGCCCGCCCGCGCCCGGCCCGCCGTACCGCGCGGACTGATTACGGCGTACGCGGCGGCCCGGCAGCGGCAGCGATACCCAAAGGGGAGGGGCAGAAAAACGAAGGCCAGCGGCGCGGCTAGTTTCCACTGCGGGTTTTGCGATCATGGCACGATTTGCATAGCGACTGCCAGTTGGACTGATTCCAGAACAGGCTGCGGTCGCCGCGATGTGGCACGATATGATCGAGGATCGCGGCGGTTTCGCGCTTGCACTGATTGCAAATTGGGTGCATCGCCATGAACGCGGCGCGGCTGCGCTGGAAGTGCCGGTTGTTGGGACGCAGCGATGGCGGATATGGACCGTGGCCGCCGTGCGCAACTGGCTGATGCCGCTTGCAGTACCCTCGGTAAAAACTCAGTGCGCCGCACAGTGGATAGAGGCACGGCGTTGCGGCTGCTTGCGGCACGGTTCAAAGGGGGATGCCTTTCAAAATGAGGGCCGAGGCTTCAGTGTCGAATGAGCGCACGAGGATGATGCTCGACAATACGGCTGGTGCTTAACCGAGTCCAGCGATAGAACTTTGTGCCGCAGATGGATGGCGGCGATGCTTCGCCGATGCGGACGGCGTGAGTGGATGCGGGCGCGGTGATCGCAACCGCGCGTATCCGGCCACCGGACTTCTGCGGAATGCAGGTTCCGGCATCCACGAGAATGCGTGCCGCTTCGCCTGGCACATGGATAAGCGCGTTGCCATCAGGACTGATGACCGCGACGCGCGCCATGTACGACTGGTTGGACTTCGGGTATGAGGATCCAGGCATGTGGTGCTTGGATGGGTTGGACGGGACGCTATCGCTTCGGGATGAAGGCCGATTCCCGCACGGCCTGGAAAGTCGAGTATACGGCGAGTTGGTTTCCTATTGCAAGTGATAGACCCTTTTCTGCCGAGAGGGGGGGTAAAACACCGGCCACCGTCCAAAGCCAGCGGCTCGCCCGTTGAGGATTGGCCGCTGCCGAAGGACAAACCGAAGTGTGGAAAACAAATGACCGATACCGAAACCGTCGAGTGCTTCAATTATCGCCGGTGAGCAAGCGACCATTCGCCGTGCAATTTGCGGATCCGCTGCGAGAGGGAACGATTCCACCCTTTCGCTAGAGCGGGATCAATCATTTCAAAGAGCGTCGATACATCCTGGGCGACGCGGTCGGAGAAGAAGAAGTGCCCGCGCTGTTTGAAGTGCTCAGTAAGCGCACGCTGTACGATGCGATTCATCGTTTGACCCGTGCTCCGGGCTTCTTCCCGAAGCAGCGCGTCCTCACGGGGCGTAAGCCGAATGGTGAGCATTTGCCTTCGCATCGCGGTTCAATTGATGCGGCGTTTGCGCCACGCGGTTTAGGAAATCATACGGACCCCAGTCCGTGATTTCCAGGGACGGTCCAGTAAGCGCCGCACGCGCCAGTCGTGCCGCATGCCACCCCAGTGCGGCAGGTGAAACACGACCGGTTATAGTCCCGCGCAGGCTTTGCTCGAAATGCTCATTAAGCGCCCGCCGCACAATCGTGTTCAGACTCGAGTGTGTGCGCTCGGCTTCGGCGCGGAGCATCGCTTCCTCGCGCGAAAGCAGCCGGATGATGAGTAGGCCGCCGTTCAGTGGTCCCATCGAGACTGATGCACCCCGCCGCCATTTTGCCGGTCAGGCCGTTGTGGGAGTCATTTTGGCCTTGCTTTCCTCGGGTGCAAGCGTCAAAATGACAGTGGGTGTAACAACCCTTTCCTTTTGGCTTAAGCCCGAGGTTAGGTCCTGTAAGCGGTTTGCTCTGCAAGCAGGGCTGAATAGTGTGGTACCCGTGGCAGGACTCGAACCTGCGACCGTCCGCTTAGTAGGCGGCTGCTCTTCGGGCCTGGGTTTGGTTGTGACTTTGGCGAGCCTGACCGAACTTACGCCCTTTTCCATCTGAGCTACACGGGCAAAAGACAATGGGCCAACCGGTTCTGCTTGTCGGCGGATTCCGGTTGGCCCTTCCCTTTCATCTACAGTTTCATTTTAAGGCGGACGCAAGGTTATCGTCAACCTTTATAATTTGCTTGTTTTCTTGTAGTTAGCAATAAATTGACAGATTATTGCTGGAAACATGTCAAAATAGATCTTGCGAAGACACGCGTTATTGACGTATAATTTTAATGTGGACAGGCACTCAGATTGCGAATGAAGTGACTGCCATATGGCAACAAACCCTACGACACATAGTCAATTTAAATGTTCCCATCCTCTCCGTGCTGCTTCCAACGGTCTGAAGGAAGGGGATGGCTTTAAGGAAACGACTTCACAAGGAGAAGGCATGACAGACGTTGAAATCAGTGGAGTGATGCCTCACTACATTGATCCGACCATTGAGCATGTCGGCGTCAGCAAACTGCGGCAACTTAACGCCGTCAATCTCGGCAAATTGAAGAACATGCTTGTAGTGAGGGAGAATGATACAGCCTTGGCGGTGGTCATTCGCTACGAGCAATACTTGGAGATCCAGAACCAGCTCGAACAGGCTCTGCGAACGATTCAAGCCTATCGAAGCGAGGGATTAATGCAGGGCCTACATGACTCCGCAACCGGAAAAATAAAGCGGATGTCGGAGGTTGATCCAGCCTTGTAGTACGGTTCCCCAAGGAGGGGACAAAAGTTGGCTGAATGGAAATTCGAACTTTGGATTACACAAACAGCGAGCGCTGAGTACGAGGAATTGAAGGGTGGAGCTGAGGCAGCGGTCCTAGGTTATGAAGGGCCGCTGCCTATAAATGCAGATCCGCGTCTACTTCCGCGACTAGCGGTAGTTGACCATTTCGAACGAACCCGTAGGCTGCTTAGAAGTATCCGCAAACCGGAAGACGCCGGACTTGACAAAGGACTTTCTGGTCCGCTGCATTTTGTCAGATATCGCGCCGAATCTGGAACCTGTGTTTATTTCACGCGGATAGTAACAACCCCTCCAGCCGTGCTCGTATACGCGTTTTCCAACTCACCGTTAGATCGCATGGCACTTCGTCGATTGATCTTATCGGGGAATGCTCACCTGCTAGAAAAACTGGGACTGCCTCCGATACCAACCGCTGACACACTGTACGTAAACTAAAAGCACCGTCGGGGACTCGAAGCCCTTGATTCTGGTGCCGTATTGTTTGTCCCGAAACCTACCGGTTTGAAAAAGGTGGGTCAGTTTCCGATATGTCTCCCGCGCACTTCACGGCGCGAGCGGCAGTTCCGGTGACCATCCGACCTTCACATTCAATCCCGTCAGTGTATCCATCAGCAGCTAACCGGCGAGCATGGCTTTGCGGACTGACGGCCTACTTCCCGTTTTGTGGAACCCGACAAACCATCGTCGGACTAGGCCAAAAGTGAAATAATTAGAGTTCCTTTCTGATGTTCCAGGACGATAAACGCAGGATTTACGGGTGCCGCCCTCCGGCAACCGTGCTAATCCAGACCACATTCGCTGCCATGAACCAAGTGAAGTCAAAACAACGCGTCGCCGATCACGGAGAGGTATTCACACCTCGCTGGATGGTCGAAGCGATGCTCGACCTCGTCAAGGATGAGACGGAGCGCATTGACTCCCGCTTCTTGGAGCCGGCGTGCGGCAGCGGCAACTTCCTGGTCCGCATCCTACAACGGAAGCTCGCCGCCGTGGAACTCAAATACGGAAAGTCGGACTTCGAGCGGCGGCACTACGCTCTGCTCGCAATGATGTGCATCTACGGCATCGAGCTGCTGCCGGACAACATTGCCGAGTGCCGCGCAAATGTGCTGGAGATCCTTGCCGAATACCTGACTCTGGATGAGTCGGACGAACTCTATAGGGCCGCGTCGTACGTGTTGTCACAGAACCTCGTGCACGGCGACGCGCTGACGATGCGCGCCAGCGATGGCCAGCCAATCACCTTTTCGGAGTGGGGCTACCTTGGCAAGGGCAAGTTCCAGCGGCGCGACTTCTGCCTCCACGATCTCACCATGTCCTCAACCTTCAGCGCGGAGGGCTCGCTCTTTGCCCACCTTGGGAAGCATGAGATCTTCACGCCGACCAAAACCTACCCGCCAATGACGATGAGTGAACTGGCCTCCGCCACTCTCAGCAACTGCTCGAAGGAGGGCTTATGAGCGCCCAGGCTAGTTTCGCGCTGCGTGGTCGCAACCCGGATGTCTTGATGTGCATCGCGAACCTCTCCAATGACGAAGTCTTCACGCCACCGGAGTTCGCGAACCGAATGCTGGACACGTTGGCCGAGGCATGGGCGACCGATCACGACGGCGCGAACATCTGGGCTGACAAGGCGGTAAGGTTCCTCGACCCGTTTACCAAGTCCGGGGCATTCCTCCGCGAGATCACCAGCCGTCTCGCCAAAGGGTTGGAGAAAGAGATCCCCGATCTCCAAGGACGCGTCGACCACATCCTGACCAAGCAACTCTTCGGCATCGGCATTACGCATCTCACCAGCTTGCTGGCCCGCCGAAGCGTCTATTGTTCCAAGTTCGCCAACGGCAAGCACTCTATCGCCACGACTTTCAAGACTGAGCAGGGGAATATATGGTTCGAACGCATGGAACACACGTGGGTGGACGGTAAGTGCAGGTACTGCGCTGCGAGCCAGAAGACGCTAGACCGAGGCGAAGGGCTCGAAACGCACGCCTATGCATTTATCCACACCGACAATATCAAGACTCGCATGGCCGAGTTGTTTGGAGGCGATATGCAGTTCGACGTGATCATCGGCAACCCGCCCTACCAGTTGGACGACGGCGGTTACGGTAAGAGCGCCGCGCCGATCTACCACCTTTTTGTGGAGCAGGCGAAGAAGCTCGAACCGCGCTACTTGTCGATGATCATTCCTTCCCGTTGGTTCGCCGGTGGCAAGGGGCTGGATGAGTTTAGAGAGTCGATGCTCACCGATAGTCGCGTGCGCTCAATCGACGACTATCTCAGCGCATCGGACGTTTTCCCAGGGGTGGGCCTCAAGGGTGGCGTGTGTTATCTCCTTTGGGACCGGGATAATTCCGGGCCTTGCCGAGTCACCACCCATTTCAAAGACTGGCCTATCTCGACGGCGAGTCGTCCGCTTCTTGAAGAAGGCGTGGACGTATTCATCCGCTTCAATGAAGGGCTGTCGATCCTTAAGAAGGTCGTTGCTGTCGAGAGTGGGGAATCGAAGTCGCTGTCCATGCCTGACGGTAAGCGTTTCGACCGACTGGTTAGTTCTCTAAGGCCCTTTGGCCTACGCACGTACTTTCAGGGAAAGACTACAAAGTCGCCCGGTGACGTGCTGGTCTATCAAAACGGCGGTCAAGGATACACACCCAGAAGCTCAATCACGACTGGGACTGACCTCATCGACAAATGGAAGGTTTACGTGGGCCGGGCCGCTCCGGGGACCGGCAACAGAGATACCTACCCTCACAGGATCATCAGCACGCCATTTGTCGGGGAGCCAGGCAGCATCTCGTCGGAGACGTATCTCTGTATTGGTCCTTTTGACTCTCAGGCCGAGGCCGAGCGTGTTCTATCTTACCTATCCTGTCGGCTGACTCGCGTCTTGATTCTTCTGCACAAGCCATCGCAGGACACAACGCGAAAGGTCTACACATTCGTGCCAACTCAGGAGTGGACCAAGCAATGGACGGACAAGGACCTCTACGCGAAATATGCTCTTTCCGATAGCGAGGTCGCTTTCATTGAGAAGATAGTCCGCCCGATGGATCTCACCGCCGACGCGCCGGAAGAGGCGGTTTTCGAGAACGATGAGTAAAACCATAGAGGAAATTCTTGCACCTAAGCCCGATGCGCGGCCGCGTATCTACGCCTATTCCATCGACGACACGCCACACGCGGGTCTACTCAAGGTCGGGCAAACGGCACGGAATGTAAAGCAGCGGGTCGCCGAGCAGCTCAGGATCGCAGCGATCAAGAACTACACCATCGAGTTGGACGAGTCCGCGGAGCGCAACGACGGTTCCATATTTACCGACTACGAGGTGCGTACGGCACTCGTAAAAAAGAAATTCGAGAACACCGAGTTGGAGTGGATGCGCTGCTCGGTCAAGGACGTGAAGACGGTGCTCGCCGAGTTGCGCACCGGTCAGCGGTTCACCGGCACTCATCACGAGATGTTCGAGATGCGCCGCGAGCAGGCTGAAGCTGTCAACAAAACGCACGCGTACTTCCATTCCATCTGGAGTGAGGACATTCACGCCGTCCCGCGTTTCCTTTGGAACGCGAAGATGCGTTTCGGTAAAACCTTCACCACCTACCAACTGGCCAAGAGACTCGGTGCCAAACGCGTGCTCGTGGTGACGTTCAAGCCCGCGGTCGAAGATGCGTGGCAGACGGACCTTGAGTCCCATGTGGACTTCGATGGGTGGCAGTACCTCTCGCGTAAGTCCGACCGCGATCCGACGGAAATCGATCTCCGGAAGCCGGTTGTCTATTTCGGCTCTTTCCAGGACCTTCTCGGTCGCGATGCAGCCGGGAACATCAAGCCCAAGAACGAATGGCTCCACGAGGTGAATTGGGACCTTGTGGTCTTCGACGAGTACCATTTCGGCGCATGGCGTGAGTCCGCGAGGGAGTTGTTTGAAGGTGAGGAAGAGGCGATCTCAAGAAGCGAAGCTAGGCTGGGTGAGGTTAAGCGAGAGAGGGAGAGAATCGCTGACCTGCAGCAGCCCCTAGAACGAGAAGCAGAATTCCTGCCCATCACGACCAAGGCATACCTCTACCTGTCGGGCACGCCGTTTAGAGCACTGTCCACTGGGGAGTTTATCGAAGAGCAGATCTTCAACTGGACGTATACCGACGAGCAGCGGGCGAAGGAAGAGTACGCTGCAAAGAAACCAGGCCAGCCCAACTCGTATGCCGCCCTTCCGCAGATGCGTCTACTGACCTACCAGATGCCGGACGAGTTGCTGGCCATTGCGAGCGCCGGGGAGTTCGATGAGTTTGACCTCAACGCGTTCTTTGAGGCATCCGGCATGGGCGCGATGGCGCAGTTCAAACACAGGACCGACGTGCAGAAGTGGCTGGATATCATACGTGGCGGGCACATGCCCAAGGCAATCGAACACCTTAAGGTTGGCACCCGGCCGCCGTTTCCGTACTCGGATATGCGCCTGCTGCCGTATCTTCAGCACTCGTTCTGGTTCCTTCCCAATGTCGCCGCTTGCCACGCGATGGCAAATCTGCTGAGAGAGAAGCACAATACTTTCTGGCACGACTATGTCGTAGTAGTTGCCGCTGGCGCCTCAGCAGGTATCGGACTGGATGCGCTCCCGCCCGTGCGCAAAGCGATCGGGAGCGGATTTGAGAGCAAAACCATTACGCTCTCGTGCGGCAAGCTCGCCACTGGCGTGACGGTGCCGCAGTGGTCATCGATTCTTATGCTCCGCAACCTCAAGTCACCGGAAACGTACTTTCAGGCCGCGTTCCGAGTGCAGTCGCCCTGGTCCATCAAGAATCCCAACGGCGACAACCCGAACGAGGAGGAGTTCCTGAAGCCTGTCTGCTTTGTGTTCGACTTCGCGCCCACGCGCGCACTAAGGGAGCTCTCCGAGTACGGGATCGGCCTGTCGCCCAGCGAACCGAACCCGGAGAACGCGGTCAGGGACCTCGTGTCGTACCTGCCCGTGCTGGCCTACGACGGTGCGAACATGACGCAGATCGACGCGGGGGGCATTCTCGACATCGCGATGGCAGGTACCTCGGCCACGCTACTGGCCCGCAAGTGGGAGAGCGCGCTGCTCGTGAACGTGGATAACGACACCCTGCGTCGCATCATGGAAAACCCCGAGGCGATGGCTGCCGTCGAGCGCATTGAGGGCTGGCGCGCGCTGGGCGACAACATCATCGAGACGATCATCAACAAGAGCGATAAGGTTAGGGAGCTCAAGAACGAGGCCAAGGACCGCGATCTGACGGAGAAGCAAAAAAAGCAGCTCACCGAGGAGGAAAAGGAGTACAAGTCCAAGCGCAAGCTCGTCCAGGAGAAGTTGATCAAGTTTGCAACGCGCATCCCGGCGTTCATGTACCTGACCGACTTCCGTGAGAATACGCTACAGGATGTGATCACGAAGCTGGAACCTGAGTTGTTTCTGGCCGTCACCGGCTTGACGGTCAAAGACTTCCACCTTCTCGTGCAACTGAAGGTGTTCAACACCGAGCAGATGAACCAGGCGGTGTTCGCGTTCCGCCGCTACGAAGATGCCTCTCTTCGGTACACCGGCATCGAGAGCCACGCTGGACTGACCCATTACGGGTTGTACGACACCGTGGTAGCCAGTGAGTAAGAGGCGGCCAGCCTCAAAAAATCCAGCGTCTCAGCAAAGCAAAAAGGGCTGCGAGGAGAGCGAGAACTGCTGCGGCAATAACCTTGCTCCATACTGGATCATCCCAGAGCCTTCTTAGTAACTGGAACAGTTTGGAGGGTGGCTTGACTGGCATTCGTCCGAGTGAGCGGCCAAGCGCCAGCTTGCGGATTTCGCGCCGCGCCAGTTCTTCGAGATCGCCATACGCGGCGGCGTCCAATCGGTCGGGGCGGCGCATGGGAACGCCTGCCGCTGCCGCCAGCCGCGTGTAATCATCACGCCGCGCCCCCCGCGCTGCGCGCACAGAATCCAGCATGGTTTCCTCTAGCTTGGCGAGTTCAGCATCCGAAAGAAGGTCCGGGCATTCGGCCCCGAGTTTTTTCCGTATCTCGATCTGGGCGGTTATCAGTGTCCGCTGATACTCGACCAATAATCCGGACATTTTGCTCTCGCGGTTTTCGAGCCAGTTGCTTCCTTCGCGACGTTCACGGAACAAGTCAAAGTCAACCTGCCGCTCTTTCTCGTCGCGCTCCTTGCGGTGTAGGTCAATGGCGTCCCGTAAATCGTGCTGCTCCGTTTCAAGGTACGCTTGTAGCCGCATTCTGCGTCGGAGCCACGGCTTGTACTGCGCTAGGTTAGGCCATTTCATTGCTATCAATTATGGCTGTGTTGCCGAGAGCCGGAACGGCGCATTAGCAGTTTTTGGTGTTCTCAAAACTTTATGAAAAGGGCCTGCAGGAACCGGGCGAAATTAAAAATAGCGATGGGCGAATTCCGGTAAGAGGCGTCAAATACGAAAGCCCGCCGCCGACCTCATGCCGTGCGCGGGCGAAACCACGCTTCAACACCACTGGCACCAGACCCCACGAACGCATTTGATCGAAGCGGGGCGCGTGGTATAAGTCCCGGATGCGGTGCTCGATCCCGCCGAGTCTGTACCGGTTTTCTTTCCCAATTTGCTAGAATCATGCAATAATCATGACCCCTGCCGAAAATAAGCAAGCGCGAGTGCGAAAAAGACGCGTGAGGCGGAAAATGACATGGCTGACGGAAGGTGTGATTGTGGCCTTAATGGGGGCAGCAAGCGGTGGCCTGACCTCTCTTGCGACGCTACGAATGGACTGGGTGAAGCAGCAGACGGAGATTCCGAAGATCAAAGCTGAAACGGAAAAGGCGAAAGCTGAAACCGACATAATCAAGCAAAAGGCGGACGAGGAACTCGCGAAAATTCGAAGCGAACGCGTGAAGATCGAATTGGAGGCTCAAAACATCCGCTCCGAGCGGATTGAGAAGCAGCGGAGGCCAATCGTGAACGTCTTAAAGGACTTCAATCGTGATGCTTTCAAAACTCCCGAGGCTTGGGAAGACCCCGCCCTGATGCTGAAAGCCTTTAACGAAACGCGCATTCAGCTCCAGAAGCAGGACATCTCGTTCGATCCGGCAGTAGGAAAAGAGGTAGACGCAATGCTAACATTGCTTTCCGAAGCTAACCGCGAAGTGTCAAGTAGGTATCCGAAAGTGGCCGACGTAGCTTCCTCAGTAAAGCTCGAAGGTGGACCTGGCGCGACCAGGCAAAAGGACGAAGCTCAGATCGGCACTGAAGCCTTCAACGGCGCTCTCAAGGTACTGATGGAAAAACGGGAAAAGATTCGTGTTCACCTCGACACGATCCAGTCCAAGCTTTCGAGCTTTAAATAGAGATCCGCGCCGCTGCCCGCATAACCCAGCGCCCTTAAGCACTGCGCGAGCCGAACCACGGTTTCAACAGGACTGGCACTAGACCCCATGAGCGCATTTGATCGAAGCGACGCGCGTAGTATAGATCGCGGATTCGGTGCTCGATAGCGGCGGCGTTCGCGCCGCGACACGCATCGAGCACCTGGCGCACGATGGCATCGTCGGGCGGCGGAAAGTGCAGCGACACGGCCAGCCGTTGAAGCGACCCGCGCACCTCGGCCACTTTGGTGGAGTCATGCGGCCAGAAGTCGGTCCCGTTCATTGAAGCCGCTGAAGCCGTCTCGTGCGCGGGCGGTTTGCGTTTGGGTTTTTCAGCCGAAGGCTGCGGCGTCGTTTTTCGCTTGCGCCTCGGTGCCGATGTGGAAGACGCACGCCGCGCCGCGCCGCCGTTAGGCGGCGTTCTCTTTAAGAGGTTCTCTTTAATAGGATGAGATCGGTCATTGTGACCGCGCAGATCGGTCATTTTGGCCGCTCTGGAGGGTGCGGTTTCCACAGGCGGCGTGGGAGTTTTCCACAAGATATGCACCGGGTGAATTTGGTACGTCAGCCCATGTTGCTGCCGCTCTGTTGTCACCAGTCCGCACGCTCGTAATTCGGCCAGCGCCCGCCGCACGGTCTTATCCGCGAGGGCGGTCGACTCCGACAGTTTTTCGATGCGCGGTTGAAGATGTTTGTCGATGCGGGCTAGGTCGGCCAGCGTTACGTACACCAGCTTCGATGCGGGCGTGAGTTCGGTCGCAGCCATCAGGCGCTTCGAGAGCTTGACGAAATAGTCCATTATAAACGCGGCCTCTCTCGGCGCGGCGGCTGGCCATGCTTCGCTTCGTGCTCATCGAGCCAGACGGTGAGTTCGTGTGCGTCGGCACACACGAGGATCGGTAGGTGATATCCGGTGTGGATGATGTGCTGCCGCTGCACCTGCGCCTCAGCCAGAACGCCGCCGATGGGCCGCTTCGTCTCGAGCAGGAACGCCGGATAATGCCAATGAAGGCAGGCATAGTCGGGCGTGCCTTTGGGCGGTCCCGAAACGTGGCGCTTGCCATCGAGGGTCTGGAAGACTCCGCAAAGTACGCGCAGCGGAAACCAGCCGCGCACGTTCAATAGATCGAGGCACGCCCGCACCGTGGCGCTCTCAGGAACGCCCTGCATGAGCAGCCGGTAATGATTCAC